ATGTCAGAGAAGAAATCATCAGAAACGTGAGATGCCATATCAAAGGCAGATTCTTCACTCAACGCATAACCATTCTCAATGAAGAATGTAGCAACTGCATCCAAATNAGTCANTTCCTCTTTCTTAGAGGAGTTACCCCAGTTCTTAGCTCCCTTATTACGACACTTCACCAATGCACCAGAGGCATAAGCTGAAGGCCATACATCATAACGACTCTTTACCTTATGGTAACAAGCATCCTTCTTACCTTCTTTCTCTTGAAGTGCCTCAAACTCTTCTTTCTTAGGACCATAACGCTTGTCCAGGTCAGAGCGGCGTTTCTGTTCTAAGCCATAAGCCTTATTCTTAGTCTTGTCGAAGGATGGCTTCTTGAATGCACGCTTGAGAGGGTTGACTTTGTTCAGTTTAGCCTGAAGCTTAGCTCCTTCTTCCTGTTCAGGAGCGGCGTGTTTGCCAACTGCACGAATCTTATCAATCTTACGAGCTTGCTTCTCACCCTTTGCAGTGTCAGGCTTCATTGCTGCCTTATCTTGCATCTTGTTAAGATCCATAGGCTTGAAGCCTTCTAGATAAGATGATGTGTCGTAAGACTCACTCTTGGTCTTTTTCTTGAGTTTGGATTTTTTCCATTCATCCATACTGATGTCACCACCAGTCTCAGCTTCGTAAGCATCATATTCATTCTCAGATGCTTGTATCTGCTGAGGAGTTCTTTTATCTGCCTCATAGACAGCTGCATAAGCAGATGTCATCGTTTGACTTCTTGGTAAATCCATTTCAATAAGATTTTTAGTTATTTATCCTTTTTAGAACCAATAGAATATTTGGGGATCAATTCCCATTCATCTTTCTGTTTATGAGGAAGAATCTTAACTTGACTCATAGAACACATATTTTCAATTAATGTCTCGTCAACAATCTCAACAAGATTCCAGTCACACAAGAGTTTGGTGATTCTGTTACGACGTTGAGCATCATTCTCACTAAAGTCTGAGTGCTTACCATCTAGTAAGAATAACTCTTTAAAGTGAACAATGTAATACTTTCCTTGTTTATGAAGGATGTGGCAGGACTGATATAACTTCTGTTCAGTACGAGACGCAACACCAATTCTCGTGAGCGTCTCTCTACACTTTAAAAAGTCGTCTGGACTCTTCAATATGATTTCAACCATATNATGAGCATTCCATTCCATAATAAAAAACTAAATTATTTCTTAGTTATTTATTANAATCAGTCACTGACACAGGTTAGACTGTCTGAAGTCTCNACTTCCTCTCCATATGACTTGACTTTTTGTTCTANTTTNTCATATTCATCCCACATGTATTCAGAACCAGTGCTCTCTTTGAGTTTCTTTATTGCTCTGATGAGTTGACAAACGTCGGTTTTGTTGAATTGAATCATGATTTACCACCAGTGTCGTGAGATTTGATAATAGCAAGGATGTCTTGCTCTGACAATAGATTTATAACCTCTAATGCCTTCTGTTTTGAGTAATGATAGTGTTCCATCACAACCTCAAGATACTTGGGTTCTTCAGGCTTAGGGATGGGGTTGAACCGACTTCCCTTGCGGACAGCATAATAATAGAAATCATACTGGAGGTTAGGTGACAAAGCATGAGCCTGATTCATTGTCTCCGCATACATCACGGTGTCAATGAACGCAGCAAAAGCACGATTAGTCAGGAATGGATTGTAACCTGACAGATCGTACTCATAAGACTTCTTGTTTATGCTCTTCACATAATCAAACGGATTTCGCTTGGGCATTCCACTCCTTGAATGATGATTGGCAGTCTACAGGTTCTGGTGATTTGATACCCATTATCTGTTTCCACTTATACTTTAGAGCACCAAGTACTCTTGCTTCATGATGACTGTGTGGTCCTTCACGCAACAGACGGATGTGATCCTCGTTGGTGGTGAATCCAATCATCTCCTGACGCCAGTCAGTTTCATTGTTGTTCGTCATAAGTGATGATGATGCGTTTTGATCTAACACCTTTGCTGTCAAGAACAGTCTGCCTGGTGATTGTGGCACCTAAACATTCTACCACATTAGCCAGTTGAATGTCAACGATGTATTTCTTTGATTCCTTATCCACAATAGTACGCCTCATAATACTTGACAACTCCTGATGTAATCATATGTCCTTGTGAAATCCAGTCATGGGCACAAGAATAAATGGACTCCGGCGAATGCTCAGGAGTCCCGTCTTCTTTGATGTGAGATCCATACTTCCTTAGGAGAATGCCGAGAACCTCACGGCGGAGTTTCATCTTCTCAGTTGAATAACGCCAATCTTCAATCATTAGATACCAACGTGGACTTTCTCTTGATTTAGTCCATTATACACCTTTTGTCCAGCTTGAAAGATCTTATAGCCAGCAAACCCTAACATTGCCGCCTGTCCGATGGGTGTTAGAGCCAAAAGAGCACCGCCACCTGCTGCCAAAGCACCATAACCGAGGCGATCTTCTTTCTTCTCGAACTTGTCACCGACATAAGCTCCTGCTGTTACGGCAGCAGCTGCAGGAAGGATACCCTCCCACAGTGCACCCATGGCTGCTTCCATAACAGTTTCTTCTGCAATTGGTGCAATAATTTGTGATTCTTCAAACATACTTGTCTCCTTGAAGTGATTTTCTATATTATAAGTGTCAACGGAGTTGTTGTCAACCACCTGTTGATACTCTTCTGTTGTCATGTCAGTTCCACCACGAGAGCGGTTGTCTGACATATCTTCCATGATGGTGTTCTCTGTTGAGTATTCACCACCATTCTTACCTGCCTGAATTCGTGAGATGTCCTTATCAGAGATCTCAATCAATTCATAATGTCCACTTGCTCGTCCTTGATCATAAACCCAGACTTCCTGTTCGACAGTTCCTCCATTCATGAAGGTTCTAATCTCATCAGGGTTGTCTTTGAGTGTGTCAGGAACTAAGTGTTCGTAAGCTTCCTCTTGTGTCCACTCTCCCTTTCGTCCAGCATAATAGAATTCATTCTGGATGTCTTGAGGTAGTTCGTCAAAAGGTATCATCGCCATTGCATCTCCATCATCAGTTGTGTACTAAGAGCCAATAACGTGATAGACGGATCGGCTCCTGTAGTTATTTTATCACTATACTCAGCGAAGATCAACACTGCCTGAGGTTTTGATGCATCAGTCAGGTGTGCCTGGAGTGCCTTGTAGATGTCAATCTCCAGTTTCTTGGGATGAATGTAAGAGTGAGCGAACACCCAGTCACGAACATCATTCCACTTCTTCTCTTTGAGGAACCCAATCAGGGCATCAGGTGTGTCATGTAAGACATCAGCCGTGAGGGTTCCACTCTTGGTTGCACCTTGCAGTCCATTCAGGATGCCACGCCAGTCAGGTGCCATGTTCTCAATGTATTTACAGAGAACTTCAATCTTGAACTCGATGTCATTATCTTTTAGGATCTTGACGACTCTCTTGGCAAACTGTCCACTAAGAGCAGTAACATCCTTAGGGTTCCTAACATGGAAATCAACCACAGAACAACGAGAATGGATTGCATCGATCAGGTTGTGGGGGTAGTTGCAGGTAAGGATGAACCTGCAGTGGTTTTGGAACTCTTCGATGAGCGCACGGAGCGCTTTCTGGGAGTCTTGGGTGAGGTTGTCGGCTTCGTCGAGGAGGACAACTTTGGTTCCTCCGAACATGGAGGAGGTGGAGGCGAACTGAGCAACATTGTTTCTGACCTCACCAATGCCACGATCAAGTGAAGCATTGACAAAAAGGAGGTCAGCATCGATCCCACTACAAAGAGCACGAGCGAGGCTAGTTTTTCCAACACCTGCAGGTCCAGCGAGGATGAGGTTGGGGAATTGTTTTTCATTTACATATTCTAGAAATGTGTTCTTCACATTAGCGGGTAGAATGCAGTCCTCAACTGACTGAGGAGCATAATTCTCAACCCACAAATAACGATCAGGCATAAGGTACCAATGAGAATGAGATAAGTGTATTACGGAAGGACAGTGACTTGTA